CAGTTTCCCACTTGCCGGCATTTATCTGATGGTCAACCTCGTTAATCATAAATATGACATTGCCTGGGACATATGGCTTTGGTAGATTTGATATAGCTATGTGTTGGAACATTCTAAATCCAAATATACCATCAAATGTCAAGGTCAACGTGAAGTTATCAGCTGGACCAGAATACTTTGAGTTGTTGTTTGTAGTATCACTGTCATCCAACATTTCTCTGAGTTTGCCTTTCAATGTTGGTGGAAGATTCAACATTACCCAACCAAACTTGGCAAGTGACGTTTTAACCTCTCCAGAGAATGGGTTATCAATGCCAAGTATCTGTGTTTTGTAACTCTTTTCTTCAATTGGACCATATGGATCTTCACCAGGCAAAAGAGCTCTTACACGCATTACCAACACTTTTTCGTCTTGTTTACCTTGAGTCTGTATTCTGCGTATTTCTTCATTTTTGTCAACAATAGGCCCATGTGGAACCGTTTGATTTAGTTCCGAATCCGATTGTTGTTTTGGTGGTTCATTTCTTTCTTTTCGGATTTGGTCATCAATTTCTTTCAACTTTTTGTTGACCTCATCCAATATCTGATAACTGTCAAATCGATCCGCATAGTTCAAACTTGGCAAACCAGTTTTGATTTGTGTGATCTTATCTTTCTTCTGTATCAGATTAAGATTGGAATTGTTCAATATATCAGTTACTTGTCCCGCTGTATTATTTGCAGCATTTTGTCCACTGCCATACAACACTGAGTTGACTTGTTCATTGGTCAAATTAACTTGAAAATCAATCTTCTTGATGACATTTGAAGTTGATCCAATATCAAATTTGTAGATTTCATATTCTCTAGGCAATGAAAGATTTTTGTCAATAATAGATAACCCACCGTTTTCATTCTTCACAGTTTGTAGGTTCCAGAAATTATCTACAGCATCGTTGATGATGTTTAGAATCTTGTTGACGATTTGTTCCAATGTCTTCAATTCGGTGTCTTTACCAATTTCAATCAATCGTGACTTACTGATGTATATGTTCTTGAGATATCCATAGTAGTGTGCTTGATACGTTCTACTACCGACAGTCTTTGGTTGACTAAAAGGAAATGCTGCACTATTGGTTCCTTGTCCGCCAATAGTATAATACAACCAATTGATGATTGTATCCAAGTTATCTCTGGCTGCAACACCTGTTTTAAATGTGTTACGTGCTTTAAGAGCCGCTTTCCAAAGTGGAGATGAAATTGTTGTAATACATTCAGCATCCAAAGAATTTGCTTTCAACTTTTGTGCCCTATCCTTCTCTTCTTTCAAACCAGCATTGATCTTGGAATTGTAATTTTCCCAATAATACTGATCCAAAAATGCGTTATTGCTAACATCAGATTGATCTAAGTAACCTTTTGGACCAGCACGACCAATGTTTATTTTTGGAGCAATTGGATTTGGAATCAACACATCTTTATCACATGAAATCAAATTTGGATGACCACCAATGATTATGTCAGAAATATCAATGTTGTTGTTTCCGGTTTTTGGCTCGGCACAAAAGAGGTTTATAATTTCAAAAACGAAATCCAATTGATACCATGCTTCATCATTGGAACCATCCTCATAATCAAAATCTGTGGATTTATCTGCAAACGATACGACGTTTTTGTATGCAACTCCATTATTTGTTGGACCAGACTCGCCTGGAGCATAAGTTATAACCTCACTTGTATTTGGAACTGGGACTGGGACTGGATTTCCACGTAAACCAGCTGCAGCGGCTGCAGCGCCTCTGGAGCCTGCTGGTGATGGTGTTCCAGACGTTTGAGTTCCACGTTGACCAGCTGCAGCAGCTGCCGCTGCTCGTGACCCCGCTGGCATTGGATTGCCAGGAGTTGGATTTCTACGACCTCCAAGAGTTGCGGCATCAGCTCGACTCAAAGTTTTCTTTTTTGGAATTTTACTTGCCTTGTAAACGTCTTGAATACGTCCCATAAACACTCTGTTTTCTTTCTTTCCAGAATAGAAATTGTTTGATGGTTTAAAATTACCAGGCAATCCAGTTTGTTGTGCTTGAACCTGTTGTTTCTTTTCGTCTTTTGCTTGTTTACTAAGAGCCTTTCTTAGGGTCTCAGTGTTCTTTGGATCAAGCAAATAGTTGATGTAATTTTCACGGCTCTCAAGAACTTGTTTTGTAAACTGAAGATAGTTTGAGAAAAAGTCCTTCAAGTTGACATATTCCTTTGTGTCAGCTTGTTGTTTGTCATCACCTTGTGAAACAGTTGGATTATCAGCTCTGTATCCAGCATACATTGCTTGTCTTGAGATAAGTTCTGTTGTGCAGTTGTATACAAATCCGTCTTCTGTAGAGAAGTTATATTTGGATATGATTCCGGTGATCAATCCATAGTTACCAAATGACTTGTAATACTTTTCAAGTGCCAACTCTGGTCTTAGAATCAACTTGTAACATTCGTTTACATCATCCAAAGGAACCAATGAATCAATGTTGAATAAATTCCAACCAAACTCCAAGAACACATTGATCTTTGGACTCAACCAAAATGGCATCATGTATTCCAACTGCGCAAGACTGTAGCATTGCCAGTTGATCGTGGCATTCGACATCATGTCTTTGTTTGTCTTGACGTTCACAGATGTGATGCCGGGTGGTGGTAGTATAGACGGAACTGTAGAGTTTTGTGGGAACTTTAGTCCACCTGGACAATGCGCACCGGCATCATAATATGTGCTGGTTCTATACTTTGTGTCTATGAAATGAGGATTTCCATTGGCTTGATAACCAATTATTGCTTTATCTTCAACCAAGGCATTTCCTTGTCGTTTGAATCCATAAGCATTGTTAAATCCTTCACCACCACTAAGAACAAATCCTTCGTATATTGGAAGCTTGTCGTTCTTTAACAAGTATTTACTGATTGGGACTGTTGGTGATCCTACTTGACCAGTTCCATTTGAAAATGCACGAACCCATGGAGTCATTGGACCTCTATAGGTTTCATGATCCATTTGAAAATTAGTTACTGTGTTGACGCCAGCGTTTTGTCCTATGTTGATACTGTTCTTACGTCTACGAAGTTCACGAACCAACTGCCATGGAATATTTTGTGCTTCCCACCATCTTACGTCTCTTTCAACGATATCAGATGCTTGTGGTTTTGCCCATGTAGGTTGTAATTGGACATTTGGTGTTGTTGCCATATAACTTAATTTGCTTCTTTAAGATCCTGCATAATTTGTGGTAAATTGCCTGGTATTCTGATTTGCTTTCCTACTGGTATAGATAGTCTACCATTACCCAAACCGTTAGCATTTGCAATTACCCACCAATAACTTTCATTACCATAATACTTTTTAGCTAAACTATCAAGATAATCTTCTTCACTAGCAGTAATATAAATATCATTGACATCTGGTGGAATAACTGGGTAATATGTTGTAGCATATACTCGGTTTCCGTCCCAGCGCTTTTGGATCGGTGTAAATTGATATCTCATACTGTATAATTATGGTGTTGCGGCAACATTAGTTTGATCAACACGGTTAATATCGTATCTAATATTTTGCGAGAACTTGTTGACCGAAGCATTGTCTTGTGACTTGTCTCCATAAAATTCGGTTCTTGGACCAGTCTCGCCAATGTCTTCTGGATTAAAGATTTGAACTGGTGCATCACCCCATATAGCTTTTCCAACATATGGTAGATCTTTTTCAAGCACACTCATTTCAATCTGAATATCTGCTGTCTTAGGAAATTGTGCCACACGACCAGTAGAGTTTCCTTTTCTTTGATCTATGGAACTGTTCAATAATGCTGATGAATTTTCCCAAGATATTGCCTTGTTTGGACCATAATACCAACTTTGTCCGTTTTTACCGGCTTCTTCTGGTATTGTTTCCCAACCAGCATCTTCTGGAATAGTTACGTTACAACTATTGATAACCACATTGTGATTTTTATAGAAATCACCCAATGTCAATTGAACCATTGGTGACACCATAAAACCACCAAATTGACGAGCAGTATAGTTTGCTGGACGAGTCAATCCTACCAGATAGTTGATTCTGTTCCACATAGGCATCAATTCTTTCACACTGTGTGCATTAACAGTGAAGTTGAAACTGACACTACGAGTAAATCCTTTGTAGTAGTATAGCTTGTCCGCACGACCTAGATATTCAACAGTCTCCCAAGTTGCGTTGTTGTTGTCACTGATTGACTTGACCGTCGCATTGAATGGTATGTATTTCTTGTTTACAATGTCATAGAAATAGAACTTGATGATGTCTGGTCCATACACACCAAACTTGTCGGTATTGGCATATAAAGCATCAAACTGATCTTGTTTCAATACCTCTAACGCATTGACATAATCAACATTGTTTGTTGGACGAATATAACGATCATTTGGTCCTTCTCCAAGACGAGTAGGAACCTTGTTTCCAGTTGTTTCATCCACTCTCCAACGACCTTGATAAGTGTTGTTCTGTGAAGGACTTGGAGAGTTTAAGTTGCTAGGATTGAGATCTTTTAGATAATCCATACCAACTTTACTTGAACCAAACTTAGCAAATTGAAGAGGTTGTAAATTACTTCTGTTTACCGAATATTTCTCTTCGTTAGAACCCTTGATGGTATTGACCGAAGTATCAAGATTGTTGATCAACCTTTGAACTGTAAGTGTCTGGGTGTCAACAAACGTGTCATTGAAGTTCTTGGTGCCATCCATCAACGACTTGTAATTAAGAAGTTGATCACTTCTTTCTTGTTCACCATAATAACCTCTGGTGACCAACTTACCATACTTCAACGAATTGTCTGATACTGAATTGTCGTTCTTCTCAGTGGTAATTTGATTACCCAAGAAAGGTTCAGATCCATTGTATAGACCAACTTCACCTGTAAGTGATGTAATGGTTGATGGTTGACTAGATTTGTATAAGTTACCAGTGATCGTCAACCTAGAAAGATTTGGCTTGTTCTTGGACTTATTGTAGAATCTTTGTGTTACTGCTTGTGAGTAATTAGCTCTTTTGCCAAATCCAATAGAATTCAACAACCCACTCAAAATACCACCGTTCTTGATTCCAGTTGAATTTGCATCAAACAACTTACCAGCATTCAAATACAAATCATAGGTTTCTTCATCAGCACGAAACTTAGCTGCCCATGGTTGCTTTGGAGGAAGAATACCACCGACTACAGTATTGTTCTGTATGAACTTACCTACACCCGACAACAATCTACTAAAAAATGATCCCGCACCTTGACTCACCAAACGACTATATCTTGGTGAATTGTATGCGTTTGTAGCAGTGTTACCTCTTAGAAGGTCTTTAACGTCTCCTCTTGCTATTGGAGCTACAACTTCGTTGGATCTATCACCACCACCAACAAGACTGGTAAGTGTGCTTAATCCAATACCGTTGCTAGCCGCACTGGCGACCGATGAACGTGGTGGAGGTGGTTGTGCTGGTGCTCCTCCGACCAAAGCACCTACGGTCGATACTACACTTCCAAGACCAATACCGTTGACAATACCACCAATAAGGTTACTGGTGTCTATGTGTCTGGTTGGCCAGTCCAATAGACCGAATGAAGCTGGTTTTAAAGCGGCAATCAATGGAGAGCCTGGATTGTAGACCTTGGTTTCATCAAACGGTTGATATCCTTGTAGAATCAATTGTTTGACAATGAAACGAGTTCCTTTACCAGATCCCATGAACTTTCTGACCAAGTTGGCATCTTGGGTAGCAGCACGAACAAAACCCGTTACTTTTGATCGTTGACCTTGATTTGGATTCTTATAGTCAAACCTAGACTTTAGTGCATCTGCCAAACCAACATCTTCTGGTTTATTGATAGAATATAGTCTTTCAGCATTACCATTGCTTTCAAACAATGCACGAAGTTTACCAGGCGATCTTATGTTGATAAAGTCGGCGGTGGGTGATGGTAGTCTTAGACCAGCACCTTGAATGTTTGCGAGTGTAGTGATTTGATCACCACCACCGGTTAATCCTTCTACGAATGTTTGACTATTTGCCATTGTATATAAATATCAGATTAGAAGGTTGCCTGACCAAGAGATCCTCTAGTATTAGCAGATTTTGCCAAAGCATAGTTGACCTGACGACCATCAAGATTGACTGCGATACCACCATTTGCCATCATTGTGGTCAATGTATCGATCTTTTGAGCAACAAGTTCAAGACCTTGTTTGATTTCTTTTGTTTCATTACTTTTGTTAGCAGACGTTACTGCCGATACTGCGGCTAGAGCAGCTACATTACCAAGTTCTATTTTTGGTAGTTCTATACCACTTAGTTCTTTTAATGATGAAACTGCGGCTCTAATACCAGATGCTGATATTGCTAACAAACTCAATTGTGTTGTTACTCTGGTCAATTCTCTGGTTGGGAACAATATCAAAGCAGCACCTAGTATTCCTAGTGATGCTGATAGTGCTCCAACACCAGCAGCTGCCACGATTAACAATGGAGACACCAATGCCAACTTAACAAGTGGGCCGGCAACTCCACCAACTACAGCTGGAAGTTGTTTGAATATGTCCAACATGGTTTTGAATGCCGTTGTAATAACACCTGCAACAATATTTCCCAATCCTAGAATTACCCCACCAATTATACCAAGCGATGGTGTTACCATTTGTATAGCTTTAGCAAATCCAATTGCTGCAAGTGATGTTACAGCCAAGGCTCCAGCAAAAATCAACAAACCAGCACCAAGTGGTGAAGGTGGTGTCATCAATCCTGCAATTATAGCTAGTCCAGCACCAAGTATTACTAAAGCGGCAGTAAATGCTAGTATTTGTGTTGCACTGGTTTGTCCAAGCATACTCATAGCATATCCTAATCCCATGGCTGCTCCAGTGATCAACACCAACAATACTGCCAACTTTGCCATGTCACTCCACTTGAGTCCACCAACAGCAGTTCCTAAAGAAGTAATACCTCTTGATATACCTTCAAGACCCTTACCGAGACCTTCACCAGCGACTTGAGCAGCTTTGCCAAACATATTACCCAAGAACTCCAACACCTTGGTCAATCCGAACTTAAGTGTGTAGAACGCTACTAATACAGTTCCAACACCCACTGTGATTGCAATCAATACTTGTGACCAAGAAGCTTTGAATGAAAGTATAGCAGCTATAGCATTAAAGAATGCCGTTTGAACCGACATTATTATTGCGTATACTGGTTGAAGTAACTTACCAAGATTCAACAATGCTTGTTCTTTTGCTTGTGCCAATTTTTGAGATTCAGCTTCAGCAGTCTTTTGTCTCAACATCAACTCAAGTTCTGCTTTACGTGCATCAGCTCCTTTTTTCTCAAGAGATCTCAATTCCTCTTGAGCTTTCTTCATTTTCTTTGCTTCTTCTGGAAACAATCGTTCTGCTTCCAATAAGTTTTTCTTTTGAGTCTGAATCTTTTGTAGTTCAGAAAAATCTTTACCAGTAGCTTCAGCAAGTGCTTTACGTTGGTTGTAATTCAACTTGTCGAGATCACCGACACGTTCAATTTCTTTTTGTAACGCTTTTTCAGCACCAATCAAATCACCAGCAAATGCCAATCTACGTGATTCATTGAAACTCAAATTTTGACCCAACAAAGCAGCTGCTTTTAGTTCGGCTCCAATTGATGACTCAAAATTCAATAATGCTTCGGCTGATTTTGCAGCTGCATCCAAACTAGTTCCAAGTTTTCTTGCTTCTGCGGCTTGTTTGATCAACTCAGTAGTGTTACCCTTGAAAATAGTTCTAACAGCACTGCTTGCGTTAGCCACATCTTTCATCACTTGACCCATTGGAACACCAGCAGCTTCGGCAGCCTTAGCAGCAATTACAGTCATTGCTTCTTGAGCCATTACTGATGTTCCTCCTACTTCGGCAAGTGTAGTTTGGAACTTGGTTGCTTCATCTACTGACAAACCAGTCAAACGACTTATATTGGCTGACTCTTTACCGATTGTTGCCAATTGAGTGTCAGTCAATGCGTATTCTTTTCTAATAGCAGTTACAGCTTTTAAAATCTCTTGGTTGGTTGCAAAATTTGAACTTAATTCACCAGTGATCTTTTGGATAGTATCATACTGTCTGTTTATTTCATCCTTGGTAGTTCCTTGTGCTTTAGCTTGTTCACTCAATAAAGCATCATACTTTTCACCAAGAGAAATTATGGTTGAATATACAGCACTAATTACTTCAAGTGTGTTTTTTTGTTTTTCTAAGTTCTTGAGTTGTTGATCTGTTGTATACTTCAGATTGAGTGCTTCAAAGTATATTCTTTGATACTCTTCATATGATCCCTCTAAAGAAGTTCTCTGTTTTTCTAAGTATGAAAGACGTTCTTGTTCGGATCTTGTCAAATTGTTTCTATCACCATTTTCTTTCTGTTGAAGTTGTTGCATTTCTTCAAGTTGAGCGGTGATATTAAATAATTGATTGCGAGCCTTGTCCATTGTAGCCGCATATCCAGCAGATTGGTTTTTTAGTGCTTCATATCGAGCTGCCATTTGTGACAGAGTTTTGTCCATCAAAATAGCTGGATCTACAACACTTTGCATCTTTTTTCCAAGTTCATCGGCGTTTTTTGCCAACGACCCTAGTTTTTTCATACCCTCATTAAGTTCTTTATTGAACTTGGTAGCTGCATTATCAAGTTCACTTCTGAGGTTGCGGAGGTCTGCTGTATAATCTGCCATATGTCAATTATACTAATAAATATCTAGTTATCTGAAACTAGGTCTATCTATTTTGCCTGACTTTGGCTGACTTGAAGACTGCTTTTGTGATTCTGCTTCTTTTTCCTTGGCTTCTATGAGTTTTTTATAATAGAAGTTACGAAGATATACAGGCAGATTGTATATCTCTGTTGGGAAGAATCCTCCGTTACCATAATAACAGAGGTCGAATATAACTTGTTGTATGTAAACCTTATACTCTTGAGTCAGGCCAAAAAAACTGGACAGTCATTGGCACTGCTGCCCTTTCTTCGGCACCGCATTCTTTACAACTGAACTCAAACGTTGCATCGATATCAGGTGTAATTTCTTTGATGTATTGACGTAGTGCAAGACTGTCACGACTTTGCATATTATCAATTAGAGACTTTAGTTTTGCTGGTTCGGTTTCACCATCAAATTCAATAACAGACTTCTTTAAACGTGAAGTAACCTCAGCTGATGACTTGTTGTTTAACTTGGCAAGTGCCGCAGTTTCACGTTCGATATCCTTTTCATCACTGTCAGTCATCAGCTTGAACTTGACTACTGATTTTGAGTATGGAAGTGTGAACTCAAACACATTTGTGCCTGGTTCATACTTTGTTTCATCAAGTTCCTTTTCCTTGATTTCACTCAAATTGATATTGAGACGATTGCTTGCTTGACACTTAGGACACGTAATATCTACTGGACCATAATTGTCACCGTAAGCAATACGACGAACCGCAAAGATAACCGCATTCTTATCACCAATCAAAAGGTCACTTGACTTGATGTTCTTGTCTACGATCAGTGACTCCAACAACTTGTCGATTGCCAATCCTTTCTTGAGAAGATTTGGACTGGTGAGAATATCTTCTTCCTTGGCAGTCATCATCTTTATTTCAATAGTTCCCTTTGCGAGAGGACTATTGGGTGGATAGAAATGACCTTTACTAGGAAGATCAATAGTTTCTGTTGGAAACGTAGTTTGTTGCTTGTTTGCCACTCTTTGTAAAACGATTTCGTCACTCATAAATTATAACAATACATAGAACCAATTGTATATTTTTGGATATTTTTATTTTGGCTTGATCTTCTTTTGAGCGTCTTGTGCAGCTTTTGTTAAAATACCGGCTCTCACATTAATTTTAGCAATTGCGTCCTTAAACTTGGATTCTGGTCCAACCAAAGCATCCATAAACCCATTGTCTTCGGTCATTATTTTTTTGATCAATGCTTTGATTTTTCTTCTTTTGATTTCGTCCATAGATTTCTTCTTGGTTAATATGTTATAAATACTTTTGACTACTCCAGTTTTTACGCCTGGATAATTTGTCTGGAAATTCTGAACGTCTCCGTTTGCCAAATCTTGTCTCAATGTGCTGGCACTAATACTTTGTCCGTTTTTTTCATCGGTTCTACCTTGATAGTTTGTTGGAGCATCGTCAGTCATTTCGATCACCGACACATTCTGTGGTGCTGTTGAACCGTCTTTTGTTGGTTTGGTTTTATAACGATCAACTGCTGCTTTGAATATCTTGCTACGTTTAGCATCTTCTGGACTCTTGGAACTGGCTGCCAATGCGATGGTTTCATTACTATCTTTTGGTAGATTGAAAACATATCCAAATGCTGCGTTCATAGGACTGTCATCGTTGACCGGCACAACCTCTACCTTGGGGTTTGTAGGCAATAGGTTCCATATTGCTACACTCTGTTGACGGTTAACTCCATCACGTTCACTTGGTCCTACCATCACAATTACTTTACCAACATCACTTCGACTTGCAAATTTGTTGGCTAATCCAAGATGCCCAGCATGAGGTGGTTTGAATCCACCGGGTAGTAGCACAGTTACTTTATTGTCCATATCAATAAATATACATAAAAGAAAAAACCCTCCGCTTTTTTGACGGAGGGTTCAAAGGACATAAATGAACAGTAATTAGTATTGGAGGATGCAGTAGTCTGGTTGAACAGTCAAGTTGATCTTCATTGCTTCACCATCGTTTGACCAGTCTAGTGAGTTGAACGTTGCTTCGGTGATGAACGAACCCTTGAGTGTCCATTCTTCTACTTTGTCACCAACTGGACCTAGAACGTTGATGGTCAAATCCTTCTTATAGAAGTCTTGGTAACCGTCACGACCAGTTACAGATTCATGGTGCAAACGAACCCATTCCATTACAGCTTGGGCACCAGAAGGAACGATTGGGTCATACAATTCTAGTGTTACTTGACCCCAGATGCTCTTACCCTTGTAAAAGGTTCTGATGTTGATATGATCAAGCTCCTTAGCTGCTTGTGTTAGTTTTGGACGGTCTGTCTTCTTGATAATGAATGAAGGAACGCCGTCGCAATACATGATAAAGCGGTTTTGAACCTTTGGCTCAAATGCTGTGTAAAAAATTTCTGATGGATTTAGTAATTCTGCCATAGTGTTATTCCTTTATGTCCTAGATATAAATATGATTAAGATTCAATTCTTGTGATTTTTTTTATAATTTGTTGAGATCTTTATCAACAAGATTTGTGATGTTTATTCTCAACTTACTTATGAATCCACTGGCTCTCAAAAGTTTGAATACAAGGTTTTCGGTGCTGTATTCTCCTCCCGAGCTTAAACCAGCTTCACGCATTTTATAGATACGTTGAACCAAGTCTTTCAATGTATCTAAATCTTGTTGTTCGACCGCTTTGTTTATCTTGGTCACCAAGTCTTTGTATTTGGTCTTTATAGCGTCTTTGTCGATCTTAACGTCTTCATACGAGGGTTTTTTTATCCACTTGTTATGAAGGATACTATAAACAGCTTGGCTACGGTTTACATCGTTAATGTCTTGTATATAAACTTCTACTGGATGATTGTCAACACTGATATCATGTTGTTCGTTCCATTTATTTTTGTAACCGTCAACTAGTTTTTTGACCAGTTCTTTGTTTTCATCAACCTTTGAGAAGTCAATCAAAACGTGTAGATCAATATCACTGGTTGGAGTCCAATTATAACCAGCCGTGCTTCCTAAAAAGTATATGTCCTCAATTGGGGCAGTCAACTCAGTGTCTTTGTAAAAAGTGGTAGCTATTTTTAACAACTGACTGAGAACTTCTGGTTTTAAAGTTTCACCGTCCCAAATTTCTGGGTTCAAAATGCTGTTGTATATTCTGTATGACTCTTTGACACCCAACGTTTCTTTGAGTTTGTTGATAGTGTCTGTTGCGTTTTTGTGAAGTATACCAATGCCACCAGCCTGAATAAACTCATTGACGTTATCTTCACGGTCATCGATCAATATTGAATCTGGTGTAGCAAATTTAGCTTTGTCTTCTCTTTCGGGAACCAAGTTTTGTTTGAGTGTCACATTGTGATCCGACAACCACTTTTCTTTACCTTGTTTACACTCGGCATCAGTTGCATGACTTAGTATTTCCGTTGGAAATTCTTTGATAAAATTGTAGAGAATCTTACCATCATTCATCCAAGGCATGGTTGCATAAAAATTTGGACTGTTTTTATGAACCAACTCGTATCTTTTTTCTTTACCGTGTTCTGACTCGTATGTTTCTACTGGAACTCCAAACAATCTTTCAAACTGTTTTTCCCAGTCTGTCAGAACTCCATCCATATCAACGTAAATTTTGTATTTGCTTTGAACCATTATATTAATAAATATGTCATTTCTTAAGAAACAAAGAGTATATTACACGACCAAGTTGTGCGCTAAACTTTCTTACTTTATACTCTGGTAGATCCCAAAAAAATGCGTGAGTAACTTCTTCAATCAACACATTTAGTCTACGTCTAGTTAAAAGACTCTTATCAATTAATATTCTGGAGTTTTTAAGGCTTGGATTGTAACACCAACCATCAGCGTCTTTTATATCGGAAAAATGAATTGGAATAATCTGCTTTAAGTAGGTTTCTATACTTAATTGCTGCGCTTTGCTGATGCTGCGTTGCTTGTTGCGCTTGTTGCGCTTATTGCGCTTATTAATTTTAGCATTCATATATTAAGCACATAAACAGCAATGCTTGCTGCGCTTATACTTTATATATCCAGAATGTCAACTAATTTTACTCCAAGACCTACAGAAATATCCAACTTTATTTTGTGCGATTGGAATAAATCTTCGAATACCGTTAAAAAATCTTCGTCTGCGGACCCATTACTTTGCGAGTTGATGGGTTCGTAGTAGATTTCATCATCATACTGCTCAAACCGTAGTTTCACATAATATAAATATGTGAATTATTTAGCAGCAGGTTTAAAAGTTCCGTCCTTGATATTCAAAACACCGTCACCATACTTCTGGCTCAACTGTTGAAGAATGTCATTTTCTTCCTTTTGAATAGTAGTCCAGTCTTCAAGCAACTTCTTTCTTGCATTACCAAGATCATTCAGTTGTTGATCCAAATCGATCTTGGCAAGTTCAAGCTGGCCAAGTTCAAATATCTTTTGTTGATACTTGCCTTGGAGTTGCGCAATTTGTTGCATTTCTGCGTCGGTAAACTTTGTAACATTTTCACTCATATACAATAAATACAGGCGGGTTGGTCCCCGCCATTATTTTATTAGAGTTTATCAATCACGACTTTCAACTTATCAACGTCCTTACGTTCAGCGTTAATCATGTAATAGAAATTTACGGTTCCCTTATTAAACAACTTGTTGAAGAAGTTTGTCTTTCTATCGACACCAATATAAATCTTGTTGCCTTCTACCTTTTCAACATAATAAGTGTCAGGAGACCCAATTGCGGTCAAATGAACAGTAATGGTAGATTCATCAATCAACCAAGTCCAGTAGTCAGGCAAATCAATCGATAATGATTCGGATCTACCACGAACGAACACAGCGTGTTCTGGACCTTCCAGCGTAGCATGAACGAGTCGTTTCGTTTCATCTTCTTGATGGTCAATAACGAATGACTTTGTAGATGCGGCAAATGAACCTTGGACCTCAAGATTAAACTGAGGGTCCATTACATCATTGATACCAACTCTACTACCAGTTACGTAAAATACGTTTGTTCCATTTACACTACTTACAACTCTAAAAGGCGCCGAAGAACCACTTGCGATCAACTGACGTTCAACTACAACGTCTCTGCCAACTGTAACGTCATTTTCGACAGTCAAGTTGTTTAGAACATTGAGATCGTTAACAGTAAGAACATCTTGAACCAACGCCGTTCCAGCCATCAAACTACCAACATCTGCGTTACTAGCACTCAAACTACCACTCAATACCAAACCAGTAGATTTATCTTCCCAAATTCCGTCAGCGGCGTTATAGACTAAGAATGCGCCGTCTGCAGGAGAAGCACTACTACTAATATTGCTTATTTCGTCAATAGTAGTAGGTTGTTTTACGTCAACAAAGATTGATCCAGTAGTGTTGTTTACACCAGTGATATAACCAACTTTGACCACATCTCTAGGAGCATTTGGACGAATACTAGTATATGAACCAGAAACCGAAGGACTCACATACAACTCGTCACCAAGAGAAAATCCAGTAGCAGTGTTTAAACCAGTCAAATATCCACTGGTCAAAACATATCCAGTAAATCCAGCTGGTATTGAATCGTTGACAACACCCAAAATGTCACTGGTAATTGTAGATCCAGGGGTGTGTATTTTGGAAACTGCTAAATCTACAACTATTTGAGAACTTAAATTACTTCCAATTACACTAACAACTTGGCCTTTAGAGAGTGTGAGTCCAGAACCATTTTGAACCAAAACTAAACTTGGACTAGGAGCTCCTCCGCCATTTAAAGCGTAAGAAGCACTCAAAGCATATGAAGCAGATTCAACTCTTACAGAAGACGAAGGAATGACTACAGGAAATTTATTTTCATCAAAAGCTAACAAAGACGCAGTTTGTGGTCGGATAACTTGCTCAGTAAACGAACTACCACTTCTGCGGCTTAATAATAAATCCTTTTCTAAAAAAATCATATCTTAGTCTAATATAAATATGAACAGTTCCAGATATATTCAATTAAAATGTTTCATCGACCATAGCAATCGGAACACGACGCCATTCACCGTATGAATATATGTAAAAATAGTTGCCATCATAGCTTATCCAACCATCTTCACCATAGTCGGAAGATTTGTATGGAACTTGATGATAATACTTATCTGGAAATCGTTGAAATACTCTAAAAGCAGTGTTTATTGGTCGAACTCCGTTAGAATAAACGGGGTTACCATTACAATCGGTTCCACTGATATAAGCCCCACTATTTGGGTCAAAATCAAACACTGCGATAGCTCTACGCACCCATCCTAGTGGTTTGCGATATACATAAATAAAATATTCATCGTATGCCAACCAGCCATTTTCTCCATAATCCGAGGTCTTTTTTGGAGGTGGTCTGAACAATACTTTCTCTGTAATTGCTGGTTTGTCGTCTTTTTCAAGGTCTGGTGCTCGTGTTGCAGAGTTGTATTTTACACCCACATTCTTCAAATAAGAGTATGGATTCTTGATATTTGAATCTTCAACTTGCGACATTTGTTCACCGTTTACAACATAATCAGACACCACAATCTTTCTGGTAGTGAACGTTTTTTGAGTTGTTGACTTGACACCATCAATAGTTTTTGGCAACAAGTAAGCATTGACAACCAAGTTAAAAGTCGTTTTTACATTTCTGTCTTCACCGGCACCCAACTCAACCGTGTTGGTATAGTCATCAACTCTGGTTCTAAATCTGAAATCTCCCACACCCCAATAATCATGTGTAGCAAAATTGATCTTTTCCAATAACTTGTTGTTTTGATCAACATAATCTGTCCACAAAATACACTCGTAAGTTATAGTAACATGATCTGGCAACGTAACATTGTAGATCTGATTGGTAGGTTTGTTTCTAAATGGATTGCCCAAATTCAAAATATTGAACTTGTCGTATTTGTTCTTTTGATCAAATTTAGCAACAACTTGATATGACAAATAACGATTCAAAGTCATCAAATCTTTATTGTTGCTTACTGTGGCCCTCTTGATCAAAATAGCAGGCAACAAGATTTTACCTTGGTTATCACGCAAAAACCCGTCTCTTCTAACAGCATTCCATCTTTCTGGACTTGCATATAAAACTGGAACCTTTACCAATGTTCCGTTGTCCATCACAGTCAAATCAACTCGTTGACTCATGTGGTTGATTATAGTAGTATCAATGTCAAGAAGAGTTACACTAAAATTCTCGGTCTTGTCTTGATCACGACGAACTGCATTTTCTTTTCTATATGGACCTACCAACGGAATTGCCGTATTATCGTTAGGCATTGGGACACCAGTATCCTCATTTTGAATGACAGGTCTTCTAATATCAGACAAGTTTGAATTATCTTGTTTGACGTTAGGAGCAGGGTTGATTCCTTTTCCGTTTTGGCTTTTACCAGTTGGATTACCTTTCCACGACATAAATTATGTTTGTCTTTCTACCACATTCAACTTACTGAGTCTGCTGTAGTGTGTATTGCAGATAAAACTCCAAGACTTATCTGGATGACCACCTAAAAATTGTTCTTGAATTACGTTGTCAATTTCATAGAAACGTTCGTTGTATAATAACACATCACCAATTTCTGGGAAGAAACCAGTAACGATACAATCACGTTCACGAAACTTGTATACTACACTTTGATTGCGATCTGGTCCGAACCCTTGGTTATCGTCACCAGTAATATCTTCACGTTGAATCAAAGCGGTCATATTAATTGCTGGATAAAACGCCTTACCAGTGTCAGATGTTGCTTCACCATAGATGTTTACTCTAGTTTCAGTCACAGCAACCTTGAACAATTGAACAACACATTCAATTATATCGCCGACCAATTCTGCGTTGATAGAACTAAGAAAGTTCATATCACGACTACTAAAATACCTACCAGGTAAATAATTGGTTCCATAGATACCAATGTCTTTACGACCATTGGTCCAGTATTGAGGAAAATTATTCTGGGGATACTGTGGTGTTACTGGGGCTGCCATAGATTATCCTATATAAATGTGAACTGGAACCTTAGACAACATTTTGTTCATTGCCTCAGATTCTTTTTCGGTATTCTCCATCTGATTTACTCTCAAAGACTTGTCCAACATGTCTCTAAGTTTTTCAAGAAGATTAGACATTTCATCCTTAGCCTCAGCACGAAGTTCAGCACCGTCCAAGGTTACTTCACCACCTGGAATTGGAACCGTGCTATACTTCTGCAAAATACGACCAAGTGTTTCTTTACATAGTGCCAAGAAATACTTTTTGATCCACTGTTTACCAGCTTGATTGATCTTACAATATTGACAATACTCATACGGCACATCACTTGGATCACTAATGTATTCATATCGTGAACCACTAAAGAAGTTGGTAATGTTCTTGTCACTTTCAACGTAGTAGTCGATGTAGATTCTAAGATCAGTAGTTGGTATTGGGAAAATTCTCAACATGTTGTCACCAGTGATTTGGAAACCGTAGTGACTCTTACGAACCATGTCGTTGAATTCAATTGCTTGAACACGTTCCAAATCTTCGAAGATAGGAGTCATCAAGAATTGTGTTGCTGGACTGTAAGCACTGAATCCCATTTCGCTTAAAACGTTACTATAACTCATACCAGTCATACTGAATGGGTCATAAATACGTGCGATTGCTGGTGGTCTAAAATGGAACACTCTACGAACTTCAATACGTGATCCAGTAAGATGTTCAATTTGGTTACCAATAATTTGATTCAAGTCAAACACTTGATGACTATCTTGGGGACCACCAAAACTTGCAGATCCAGTTGCCAAGAATGATGCTCTCTTTAACTCTACTTCACCACCAACCAACGCTTCACTACCATATTGTTTGCTTAGTTGGACGATAAATGGTATACCGCTACCTTTGACACTGAGACCAGTTAAGTTTTGATACTGGTCTTGTGGTAAACCTTGAACGTTAACCAAATTGTTGACGATGTTGAATTCGTTGATTACACGGTTATACTCCAACACAGCTTCTTCAAAACATGCATAAAAGTTGACATCGATCATTTCAATGTCAACGATTGGATAACCTAAACGTTTTGCTGCCCACATCGCACTACCACTACAATCGTTCTCAAACGTTGTTTCTGTGACAGAACAGTTGGTTTCATCAAGATAATAACCAAAGGGAACACTCGCAGTAGTAACCGCACTACCTGATCCTGGCCACCTTACTCTATCTTGGTCTAAATTAGCACTCATTAAATATAAATATCGGAATCTTCGATATTAGTGCTAAAATCTACTCTATACTAAATTATTACCTTCAAACTTTCGTGGACCACTCAAATCCACAATTTTATACTTAATTGGCATATCTTTTATAGTAGCATAAACAGCCTTTATGTTCTTGGGACTGTCGTCAATAAAAAATATGTCGTTGTAACCCTCATTTTCAATTTTATCCTTGATCCAGTTAGCCTTAGCCATAGGATCACTAGTTCCAACGGTCACAATAGGTATATTGACTTTAAAATACCTCTGGAGAACGTTTTGTATGTGAGGCTGACTCTCTGGACCTCTCGCAGTCAAAACAACGGCAAGACGACCATCTGACCCCGCACTGACTATCTTATAAAACCTCTTGGCTACATTACGAATAACTACGGGATCTATAACCGAGCTAAACTCTGAAAAATCAAATTTGTCACCGGGTTGTTGAGTATACACCGCATATTGTGCAGGTGTTAATTTGACAACCGAACCATCTGATTTGGTCAATATTACTTTACCACCAGTTTCAAAAAGTGTGTCATCAAAATCAAATACTCTTAGTTTCTTGGTCATAGGAATGATTGCGCAATCAACTTATAGTCAGAAACATATGGTTTTGGTTGTGACTTTTTAACAGCATCCTCCTTCAGTTTCTTTGCCTTGAGAACCTTCTGAAGAGTGTTTTTTACTTTCTCATTCATACATTTTTGTAATTTTGACTACAAGTTTTCCAGAGCCTTTTATGACTCTGTGATACGTTTCTTTAGGTATAAATATTGAACCCTCCATCAAACACGGAAGATTATTATCCAATTGAACCTCCCAACCACCATTATTCTCCACAACCTCAACCAAACGGTTTTCTTTATCCAAATGCCACTCTAATTCATGACTATCTATACCAGAATCGAACTCACGAATATATTGATTGTTTCCCAAGCTTGTCTCTGTATAAGGCATCATACATTTCTAGGACGCATTGGTTCTATTGTCCTCAGATGCGAATCATCGTCATCAGATTGTTCTACACTGTCTACCTTCTTTACATTTTTATAGTAATTTTCAATCCATTTTCTACCAATTGGATTTTTTATAGGACTCTTCAAAAAGTCAATCACACTTCTCAAAACACCTCTATCAATTGGTTCATTGTTCTTTGTTCGATCAACTATTCTAAAGTTGTTACGAAATATGTTTTGAAAATGACCCAAATTATTTTGACAGCTAAACCACATCTGTGATAACAAATCTTCTGGTATCTTACGAGATCTCTTCGCATTACGTTCCATTGCAACTTGTAAACTAGTGTTGACAAATATCATGTAACAATCATATCCATGTTGTTCCATAACACGTTTCTTGATTTGTATTGATTCTATACTATCACCAGTTCCATCTATGATAAGTCCTAATTTAGCCTTTCTATACATGTCTAGTTTTTTTCTTGTGATTCGTTTTGCTTTTTCTCTAGTAGATTGAGGACCAACAGTCAATCGTTCAAACTCTTCTGGACTCAATTTACTAAAGTCTGTAGATATGTTCATATTATGAAGCATCTTCTCAAACTCGTTATCACTATTGATTACCTTCAAACCATATCGATTTACAGATGAATTGGAAGGTAAATCAAATAACTCAGTAGCTACAGTGCTTTTTCCACTACCAGGCCCACCAGCCATAAATATACACTTGAGAGTTGATGGATCATCGACACCCTCGGTCAATCTATGCTTTTTTAGTAGTTCAAGTAAATTCATAATGATTTGATATAAATATCAGTGTCTCTCTTCAATTCATCCTCTGGCACATTATCCAAGTTATCACCATACTTCTGTGTCCAATATTGTTTGATCTTACCCAACATTGGTCCTGGCTTTAATTGTGGAAAATTAGCCATCAACCACTCACCACCATATTTGGATTTAACTGGGGTAAATGATTCAATCTCTTTTTGTTTATCCAACAACATCTGATACTTTTCTGGAAACAACCGCTTCAAGAAATAGTCTGGGTCACTAATCTGTTTGTGTTTATTCAAACCAATCAATGACTTTCTAATATAATCAGCACTAGGTCTACCAGCTCTAACTCTCTTACGATCACTGTGATTCATAGTTTGACCCTTATAGTCATCGCTATCAAACATAGGACTACCACTAATAAACTTAACAACATCATCATTGTTTTGTATACTATCGTAATCACCCAATACATCACCATAACCAAGTATTTTCAAACCGTCTTTTAGATTCTTAGTAATTAGTATATCGTGATGTCTACCACTTTTATCTACATAAATCTTTTGAAAACCTGTAGTAGCATACTTGTAACCATTTTGTCTAGCCATTACACCCAATATACCACTAAAGTCTCCTAGTGCTAAATAAGTCTTTTGTGCGTCAAAGTCATCGTCTGTATCCGCATACAGAAAGTCTACATGAACATCCTTACCCAAATCAGACTTGTAAAGAACACTATAGATATTTCCGTTACGACTATAATCCTTTACCTTATTACCCAAATTAGATAACAACGTGTTCTTGATATCACCAGACGATCCTGTCAACACAATATCAATATCACCATGATCTTGTTTGGATGGTAGTGATTTACTCAATTCAAACTTGCTAAAACTATTACCCAGTTGATTCTTGAGTTCGTCAAAAACACTGTTCATTTCAGATGTAGTAATTCTACTGGCTCTACTACCAAATAGTTTGCCGCCCTCTTTCAATAAATCCATTAACTTGATCATAGACTATAATTAGATCCACACACTCGACTCACTGATGATTTAATCAATCATGATGTTATATAGGCCATTGTAAACGGTGTTGTGGTAGAACTTTGCGCATTTGTAACTGAATTACCAGTAATACTATAAACTTGAACATAATCAGTGCTACCATTAAAATAAATTAATAACGACAAATTCGTATTAACAACACCGGTCCCACCGTCAGACGTTAAATCAGCTCCATTTTTGCGTAAAGTTAAATAACCTTCTCCTCCACCGCTATAAACTCTTGCTCCAGCAGATACTTGATACCATCCGGCTACAGTTGGAGTAAATCTACCCGTTGTATTATTATACCAACTGGTAGAATCCGTTACTGCGATATTATATTTAATTATTGTAGCTGCATAACCACCAGGATTTACAACACTTGTTGTTCCATATCTATAAATTGCAGTCGTTGATCCGCCGCCGCCACCACCATTTAAAGCATATGAAGCGGTTAAAGCATATGAAGCGGTTAAAGCAGATGAAGCGGCCAAAGCATAAGAACTGCTAACGGAAGCTGACGCAAAACTTGAACTAATAGAACTTGTTGCGAAAGTAGCAACATCAGCGTGACTCGAGCTTTGTATGTATTGAATAATTTCTGAATAACTAGATGATACCATTACATTTGTATAATCCAACACATTAACATATACTCTATCAACAATCTGTCCCAGAAATTGAGAGCCTGACACAGGTTGTCCTGTGGCAGCCATCTTTCTTATTTTTAATGATGTATTATCCAACTTTTGAACACCATAATCTGACCCAGTATCATTCAATCCTCCAACCAGAGCTACATAAGTTGTATCATATTGTGTATATATACTATTTGGAAATTCGATTGATTGTGGGGTAAAACTACTTGTGTATCTAGCAACACCTTTAGTAATTCTAAACTCATCCAAATATCCGAACATTGCTGTGGTTGGACTACACGTTGGACGGGAACCTATGTAAGTCGTGCCTCCTTGGTTATTTATAATTCCAGTTATGCCGGCACTCGACTCCAGAACACCGTTTATGAACAAATAAACTGTATTATTGTCTCTGGTTACCACAACATTATACCATGTGTTTTGAGAGATTGTAGTTGTGGATGTAACACTTGTTAGTGTTGATCCCACAACAAAAGTGGCATTTATTTTATTATCTGCTTGTCTACCTATATCAAGTGTTAAAGTTGTATAAGCATTACAATCCGCTCTTCTGGATAAAATGGGTCTATATACACCTACGTCTGAAAAATTTGCCCAAAATTCAATTGTAAAATTTGATCCCGCAAAAACAGTAGGCACGCTTGAAAATGATAGATAATCACCGGTGCCATCGAAATATCCGCTTCCACTACCAAATTTATAAATTGATGATGTAATTTTTGTATTACCACTCCTAGTCACACTCACATTATTCGGCCCACTATCTGCAAAAGTGGTGGAATTATTAGCCCCATTAAAATGTAGTAATAAACTACAACTTGTATAATATGGATCGCCAGTTGCGTAAATCCATCTTTCTAAAACAGAAACACCCCACGCATCACCTTCCAGATTAAGACCCGTTATGATATTTTCTTGGTCCGGTCCAACCGAATATAATATTGTCTGATTCACAATACTGCCTGTTTGTAACGACGCAGTAATAATATTATTGTAAACTGGAGCAGTTGCATACGAGGCTGTTATCGCATTGTTACTCCAACTTGCAGTTATTGGATACGTGCTACCAGTTATTAATGTTGTTCCTCCTTCACTTGCATTTAATGCATATGAAGCCGTCAACGAATATGAACTACTAATACTATTCGCAACATAACTTGCAGTAGATGCAAAACTGGAACTTGTAGAATTATCCGCATTAACAACATAACTGCTGCTGATACTCCTACTTGCAGTTATTGGATATGTTGAACCAGTTGTCAAAAAAGAACCAGCATTAGATGCGTATGAAGCAGTCAAAGCATAACTTGCACTGACAGCACTACCACTATAATAACTAACAGCATAACTTGCTGTCGCAGCATATGAAGCGCTTCCATAGAATGTTCCACTATTATTATGCGTATAAAAATTACTCGCGCTTATTGTTGATTCATATGAAAGATTACTTCCAGAAATTATTAATTTTCTTACAGGATTAGATCCATCTTGAAAACTAATTTCTCCATCTCCAGGCGTTATGATGATATTAGTTGGCATAGTTTATTATAAATATTAGAAAATTGCTATGCCCACAGTTAATACTGCGGTTTAATTTACAATTTGTTATATGTCTTTTCAAACTCAACTTTAGCAATACGATAATAACCAGTATTAGCTGGGTCTTTTACCAAATAATCGCCTGGCTTAATAATCATGTCTTCTCCCCATGGAGCTTTAAATGTTACTGGTTCACCTGTATACAAAGCAACTTGTCTTGGAGATTGTTCTGGGTAAATATCACCACCAACATTACCAGTATATAACTTAGGCAATTTAGCTGCCTTGATAACATAATTCTCACCAGTAGCACCACTGAAAATAATATCACCAACATCAGCAGTGTTTTGTGTTTCTTTACCATCACTGGTTGTAGTAACTACTGGTTGTTGAATTGTTGACTTGGTATATGTCATTGGAGGCATAGAACCAGGCTTACCTCCGTCAATGTATTTATAAACCAACTTTTGTTTGGTCACTGGCTTGAATGCCAATGTGGATGCAATTTGATTGATATCTGCATTAGCAACTTCACTGAGAATGTCTTTTAGTTTAATCATAGGTTTATAAAGTATTTGCCTTTTGGCCCACTATACTTGAATCTGGTAATTGGTAAAGATATATTTAGATTGTCTTTGATGTGTGGAAAGCTACCCTTCTTCACATAAGCTAATGTCATGTGGGGTTTGTAGTCTGGGTAACCGTCAGTATTTGGATAACCATCACATCTACGTCTCAATTCGGTCAATATAGGACTTTTTTCAACTTCAAACTTGACCACATCAAATTTATCATTCTCAAACAAATTGAGTGCTTTCAATACCACATTAAATGGCTTTACACCTTGAAGGATTCTAGCCACATCTGTTCTACCAATATCTGGTTCAAATCCATACTTGAGAGTCACATGAGGTTCTTCATCATAACCATATGTAGGATCATTAGGATCAGTATATAGTATTTGCGGTGGTATTGCGGTTCTACCAAGTCTAATTACATGTGGTCCATAAGTAGGACTTACATGTGCCATTAAACAACCTTTTTCAACGTGTCTATTTTCTACGAGTAACATATTTTCTAATAATTTCACGAATCAAATGTTCCTTCTTTACCAATTGGTCCAAAGGCACACCTCTATACTTTTGTCTTAGTTGCGCAATTGGCATACCATATTGTTTTTCAGCTTGAGCAATCAGATTGTATCTATCTTGTTTCTCTTTTTCTAAAGATGCCAATTTACGAGCAACTACAGTAGCAACAGTATTCTTAATGTTATCATTATAATACTTCTCACCCGATACCAAAAGATCATTCAATATTTTAATTTCTACTTCTAACCCATTTACTTCTTTTTCTAAATTATCCTTTTCAGCAGGCGTAAGTTTCGCTCCTGTTGTATGAAGTTTTCCTCTCTTTTCAATAAACTCTTGTGTCTTATCATCAATTACTTTTTCCAAACTAGGTTGTTGTTGTATTTTCGTAAGACCCCAAGAAGGATAATCAAATTCACTACCAACCGGTGTATTGGACAAATCACTATCAGTTACCTTTATTGTTACATTATTACCTTTAATAGCCGTAACATCAGCTCTTATACCAAGTCCTAGGATTTTTATTTTGTCACCTACTTTGAATTCAACATCTGCTTTATCCGTAACAGATGGTTTAGGTGGAGGAGTTTCTTTCCTAGGTTCTTCTTTGTCATACAGTTCATTGTATGACCTTATTTTGCTACCAATTTCATACAAACACTCAGTTGGATTATATCCATTAAACTCTATGACTTTTTCATATTGATCTTTGTATGGAATTACCTTATCTTTATTATAATCCCAGAATGTTACAATGATAGCTTTACCACTCGGGATTGTGCTTTCAATTTGAAGATCCAAATTTTCTGGCGGTTTACCATCTGTATTGTCTACCTCAAAGATTCTACCTTTCATGATAGGATCTGAATATGCGCCCATTCTACCCAACCCCTTTAGAATATTTTCCAAATCCAAATGACCACCACCATTATTACTAGCCTTTAATCGTTTGATACCTTTTTGGGCCCAATAATCCAATTGTTCTCTCTTATTAGAATCATACTTTATTTCCGGAGCGTCTTCTAATTCTTTGATTTCTTTTAATACATCACTATCATCTGAGTAAAATTCTTTCTTGTTGTCGCTATATCCAAATATTGACTTTTTACCACTCTTGTCGTCTTTATAAACAAAAAAAGCACATCTGTTGGCCGGAGAAGTGTAGTTATACAACTTTCTCTTGTAACTAACAGTGTCAGGATTTTCCACCAAAATATCAATTAGTTTAACCATAAATTTTACCAGTATTTTCCTTTACCCTTGTTTCCTAAACTACGAATACGATGACTACGGCAACTCCAGTAACCAGCTGTAGTTCTATCTTTCTTTTGACTACATCTGTGACGTGCGGCAAAACTTTTACGACGAGCCTTGTTACCAGCTCTACTTCTCATATTTGGATCACCAAAAGTTACCTTCTTCACATTGCCGTTTTTTGATTTGACATACACGGCGTATTTCTTAGGGCCGCCTGGAGTTCTGAATGGTCTATTGAGATGAACAGTGCGACCTCTGTGTTTCAACTCCATGATCAAATCTTCTTCGACTTCAATAGGAGCATCCAAATAAACCTCTCGACCCTCAAATACTTCCTTCTTACCAAGATCACTTTCGACCAATTCAGCATCTGCATCACACAACTCTATTAGGTTGTCATAATACAATTTACGAACTTCATCAATTAATTCAAAGTAAGATTCACTGTAGGTTCGAAAAATGTTCTCACACAAAGGTATGTTCTTTGACAAATGATATCGTAAATTGGAAGTTGTCTCTACTTCTTCCAACAAGTTCATTGAGCAAAGCGAGTCGCTCTCTATCAGGTCGTTAAGCTTGATCATATGATATAAATATTATCCGTATTTGTTTATCGTTTTTAATTCGTTAATCAATATCTTTTCCTCGGCATCCAAGTTCTTATCTAGTTCAACAAATACGTCATCCAATGACATCTTGGTGCTTGAACGTTTCTGAATGGTTTTTAGACTTTCAAGAGTATCAACCACAGTATCCAATGTGTTTTTATGTTTGTTAAACGTAGGTAACTCAATATGATTACTGAATTGTAAAGCTTTTGGAGCAACACCTTTGAGAAGATTGATGATCGAAGCAACAATGTGTTCAAATATACCAAATATAGCTCCGGCAATTGGGTTTGTTGCTGCCAAGAACCTCAATACCATAAAACATATCAAGAATATCAATATGCCAGTTACACCTATAGTAACAAATCGTTTCAAACCATACATTACACCACCAAGTCCCATCCAACTATTTACTTCGTCAACGGTCACTTGTAATGCATCCGCTTTCTTTGCAACTTGTGATGCTTGTGTTTCGAGACCTTTTATTTGTTCTTCATAAACGTCTTCGATCTCTTTCTGTTTTACTTGAAGTGCTAGAATCTCATCGTCTCTTTGTTTTAGAAGTTTAGCACCCTTGTCTTTTTCTTTCTGAACTTCACTATTTAAAAGATCTGTAAGTTCCTTGATTTTGTTCAATTCATCAATATTAGGATTACCAGTAATGTTCAATACCCTATTGTTAAAGTCTATAGCAGTCTTGACTTGAACTGGAGGGTTGGTGACCGCCTTTAACGAGTAATCAGTTCCAGATGCCAAAGTAGCTACTTGTTGTAGTTTCTCACCCTCATTCTTTGCCAATTCAACTCGGGTCTCAGCAAGACCATCTTTTGTTTTTTGAACCTTTTCTACATTGGATGTTTTGCATCCTCCGACCAATAAAAAAGAAGCCAAAAATAGTGTAAATAGTTTTCTCATACCTATAAATATTGAATCGGTGTATAAAAACTTGTGTATTTCACCACACTCATTTATGATATTAACATGTCAAAATATTGTGACACATCGCTGATATATCTGAAATCGATCAACAAATCGGTCGCACGTAATTTGATCGAAAAGAACCACTATACACACAAGTGGACCAGTTGTTCTGTAGCATATGGTGTGTATACCAAAGATTATGTTGAAAGCACATTCTTTGGAGGATTCGATAGTAGATTGATTGGTGTTCTTGTATATGGTAATGCTGTAGGACGCAATTCGAGCACTAGTATAACTCCGTTACTAACCAACGATAACGTGTTTGAATTGACCAGATTGTGGATTGAAGACGGTCACGGTAGTAACATAGAAAGTTACTGTATAGCAGAAAGTTTCAGACTGTTGAATGTGGAGTTTCCTCAAATCAAGTGTATCTTGAGTTATGCTGACAGCGAAGTTGGACATGCCGGAACCATTTATCAAGCAACCGGCTTCTTATATCAAGGCGACAATTATGTTGATATCGCATTGATGCCAAATTACAGTGTTAGTTTGGTTGGACCACCCAACTATGATTGGATACACAGTAGAAACGTCTATGGTAGATGGAAAACACACAATGTGGACAAACTTAAGGAACGTATAGGAAAAACGTTCTGGCGCAAACGTGAGAGTGGCAAACACCGTTATATTAAGTTCATCAGCAACAAGATTGAAAACAAACGGTTGTCAAAGTCACTGATACATAAACTGTTACCCTATCCAAAATCAACATCGTTCACAGAACAAATACAAGAAGTTGTAGTGGGTAATAACAACGAGTTTTTCCAATAAAAAACCCACCAGCCTTTCGACTGGTGGGTTCGTTATCTAATTTAGACTAATCCAAATTATACGGTGTCGAGATCGGCGATCAAGACCTTACCGTAGAACTCAGGACGCACTACCTTCTTAGCGTAGCGAGTCATCACACCACGGCGTGGAGTGAAGTTCACTGGATCATAGACCAATGGAGTTTGGATGAGTGGGATGTATGGAGCATACACAGCACCAGTCTCCAAGAAGTTGCTACCACGGAAACCAACGAGGATAGCATTATCGGTCATGTATGGGTTCTTGTAAACTTGGAAGCGACTTGCGAAGCTACCAACACGGCTTACACCCATTGCGAACTTAGCTTGGTCACCGTCAGTGTTCACAACATATCCTGGGATTGACTCCAAGATGGTTGCTACGTCTGGCGAACATACCAAGAAGTTTGCGCCACCACGGAGAGTCAATTGGTGAATCTTGTTAGAGACCTTTTGGATCTTGTTACCAAGAGTTTGGAACCAAGTGCTCTTTACGTAAGCGGTGCGGTTTGGTGAAGCGTTAACAACACGGGTGAACGAAGCCACATCGGTGGTGTTGTTTACAGTCTTGGTGAACTCAGTTCCGATTTGGGCAGACCAAGCTTCGGTAGTTACACCAGTGACAGACTCGTTCAACATGTCGAGGATTTCGAGGTCGATTTCCATCGAAACATACTCACTCAAGAGAGCAGTAAGTTCTGCTTCTGCATCAATAGAGTGATATGCGTTCAAGTCTTGAGCCAATTCTGGGGTCCAGACAGCCTTCAACTTACGGGTCTTAGCAACGATTGGTTCGCTCTTAAGTTCCAAGTTGACTTCTGGGATCTTGATGTCAGTGCCGATAGATTGGGTATAGACGTTGTTAGCAACACCAGAACCTTCACCAGCGGTCTTACCGTCTTCGAAGTCACCACGGAGGTTGTCCGAAGGTTGAACTGTGTAGTTCAAACGTGCGGTAGTAGTAGGAGCAGCTGCACCAGCAGATTGACTTACGAACAAGTTAATTTGATAGTATGGGTTTGCCAAGCTACCAGTGTTAACTGCGGTTGCGTAAGTGTTCAATACAGTGTAAGCTACACCAGAACTCTTTTGAACACCGAAAGAACGAACTGCGTTCAAGTCAACGTTCCAGAGGTTACCGGAACCTGGCTTTGCTTCGGTGTTGTCGTCGAGGTTAAAGGTAATCTTGTAGACACCTGGAACTTCGTTAGAACCGTTAACGGAAGCACTGAAAGCAGAATCGAATTGTAGATCGTTCCAGCTTGCGGTAGCTACGAGAACAGTTGCGTTTGAGCTAGAGACGGTGCGCTCAGAATAAGCATAGCGTCCTTGGCCATAGAGACCATTTACAGCAGCATCAGTAGAACCGAGCTTCTTTTGGTTACCACCGAACAAGCTTTCGCCTGCAGTGTGTCCCAATTGAGTGCCGGAACCATACTTGAAGTCGAGATAGAAGATAAGACCGCTTGGGAGGTTCATTGGTTGAACCGAAACGAACTCCTTAGCAGCGATCTCAGCAAATACACGACGGACCAATGGAAGAGCAACGCCTGCCCATTGTTCACTGTTTGCACTTGTTCCAGTTGTTGAAGCTTCGTCCAACAATTGCTTTGCTTGGTTTTCCAAGAGGATCGACATGTGTGCCTTTTCAACACCGGTGGTGTTTTCGAGAAGGCCTGTCTTTTCCCACTTGTTTTGAAGACCACGGGTTTCAGCCATTAGCTTAGCCTGTGGATTCATATTATTTGTTAGTAGACTCTTTACGTCCATAATATTATTTTCCTATCTTTTGGTTTGTTAATTACTCGCAAACAAATTACTTCTTGATTCCTGCGAGCTTTTGGAATCTTGAAGCCATCACATCAGCTTGAGGTTCTACAATCGTAGAGTCAGGCTTTGTGCTGGATACTGGTTTGCTTGCCAAACCTTCGGTGATAGTTGAGACAGTCGCATTTGACTTTTTCTTGGCGACTGATCCACCGGCATTAAATGATTCGGCCAAAACTGTGTATGCCAATTTGATTTCACGCAATGTCTTGGTGAGATCAAATGTGTTGATGACCTTCAACTTTTGGTCTTCGGTCAAATTCTTACCCTTGAAGATCTTGTTGGTATAAAGCAACTTAGCATTCAAGAGATTGGTTTCTTCAAGAACACCCTTCAAATACTTTACAGTATCTTGATGTTCCTTCAATTGATTCTTCAATGATTCGTTTTCTTCATTGATAGCAACAAGTGCTTCTGCCATTTCTTCAGCAGTCACTTCTTCTTCATAAGTATCTTCTTCCATTGGAGAAGGAACTTGTCCAGCAACTGGTGCTACTGGAGCTTGAGGAGCCATAGCGGCAGCTGGTGCTGCTACTGCAGCTGCTGGATCAGCAACTGGGGCAACTGGAGCAGCTGGTGCTTGACCATCTTCTTCCAATTCAGCGAGAAGTTCGTCAAGATCAACAACTTCTTCTTCAGAAGCTTGTTCTTCTTCAGCTACAACTTCATGCTTCTCTTCCTCTTCTTCCTCACCGTCTTCCTTCTTACCTTCTTGTTCCAACTCAGCAAGAATCTCATCCAACTCTTCGCTGGTGATTTCTTCGCCTTCTTCAAGAGTTGCGTCGAACTCTTGCTTTCCAGCTGGAGTGGTGTTTTTCTTTGCTGCAGTAGAAGGTTGGGTTGGGTGTTGCTTAGAAGCAATATTGCTGTCATCCTTACCGATGCCAGAAGATGCAAGCTTCTCTTCGATCTTGCCTTCTTCTTCCTTACCTTCGTTTTCTTGTTCTGACTCTTCCTTGAGCTTCTCTGCGAACATTTCTTTCATGCTCTTTGCGAAGTTTTCCTCAAGAAAGGTTTTTGCATTAGCAATTGCAGTTTCACGAACTGCCTTTGCGTCTGCGATGCTTTCCTTTAATAGATCGCTCATATTAATTTTACCTTTCCTATGTTGTTTTGTGAAGTTATTGGAGAACTCCAAAGAAGATTTAAACTCAGTGGCATCAAAGACATTGACGCATTTGTTAATAAATATAATTTAAATTTGGAAAATGACAATTTTTTTGATATTTATAGATGTATGCCAGCAAAATCTGAAAAACAAGCACGATACTTTAGACTCGTAAGAGCAGTTCAAAAAGGTGATGTTCCTGCAAAGGACGTATCTAAGGACTTGAGAAAGACTGCGAAAAGTATGTCACCAAAGGCTGTAAAAGATTTCACCAAGTTGAAAGAGTTACTAAAGAATTTAAGTGAATCTGAATTCAGTTCTGCAAAGATGCAAGAAGTTCCAAATA